TTCAGCACCAGGTTAATGACACGGACCTCAACTGGGCTTCCCCGCATCACACGTTAGGACGTGGGCCGACGCAGGCCGCGCCGGGTAACCACACACATGAAGATAGTGGTACTAGTGATGGCGGTAGTGGTAGTGGTAGTGGGACAATAATTCTGTCGGGCACCGCTTCGCCCACCGTCATCACCGGCAACGTGGGCGACTACTACCTCGACACCGACGACCGCATCCTGTACGGGCCGAAACTGGCGGAGGCAGTCATCGGCACGTCCGTATTCACCACCCAGACACCCACCCCCGGCTGGTACAACGCCCGCGAGCAGGGTGTGCGGATCACATGCGCTACCGCCGGGACCATCACAGCCCTCCGGTGGTACCGGCTGGCGGGCACGTCGCAAACCACGCGCACCATGAAACTGTGGAACGTCTCCAACGGCGGACTGCTCGCCTCCGTGGTGACATCCGCCGAGACCGGCACCGGGTGGAATACCGCAACCCTCACAACCCCGGTGGCAGTGACAGCAGGGCAGCAGGTTGTGGCGTCGTTCAACCTGACAGCGGAGTGCCCTGGAACAAACCCAGCCGGGCTGCCTATTACGCACGACATGCTGACTGCGACTGCGGCCGTGGCGGGCGACCCAATCGGCACATTTCCGAACCTCGCAAGTTCCACGAACTACTTCGTCGACATTGTGTTCGGGTCTGTCGCCAACCCCTGGCCCGTCGCCCTTAAATCTGTCCCACCCGGTGGTACAACTGGACAATCTCTCAAGAAGACAAGCAATGTTGATTATGCAGTTGGATGGGTAACATAGAGAGGGGGTTAATGCTAGTGGAGGTATGGTGCGGAGGTACAACAACCTAAAGACTATAAGCACGCAGATGGAGGCGTTTACTACTTCTTTCCCAGACTTAGAGAATGCTGCGTGCTACAAAAATGGGATTGACCCGGAGGTGTACTTCCCTCGGCCTAGCAAGATGACGAAGGAAAACAGGCAGGCTAAGAAACTTTGCGTTGCCTGTCCATGCATGCTAGAATGCTTAGAGTTTGCATTGGTGAACGATGAACGACACGGTATCTGGGGAGGAACTACCCCCCATGAACGACAAAGACTTCTAGGGAGAGGGGGAACAGTAAATGCCCTCGAAAGCGGACACGTCATTGAGCGGGGAAGACTTCCTGCGCCGAATTGGCGAAGAGTTGAAACGGCAGGCGAAAGCCCCCAATATAAATGGATACCAACCACATGACAAACAAGTTGATTTTCATACAAGTACCTCTAAGACGAGATTATATGTTGGAGGTAACCGATCTGGAAAGAGTTTTGGAAACGTTGCTGAGTGTGTATATTGGCTTACAAAACGTCACCCGTATCGCAGAATCCCTGTGGGCGACTATGAAGCGACAAGAGGACGTATCAACACAGTCGATTTTGTTAACGGCGCCGACAAAATCCTTCTCCCCCTCTTCAAGCAACTTATGCCACCTTCATTTCTTATCGACGGGTCCTGGGATAAGAGTTACCATCGTGCTTCACGAATCCTTACTCTTAACAATGGTTCCTTTATCGAATTCCTATCTTACGAGTCCGACCTTGACAAATTTTCAGGAACTTCAAGACACTTCGTATCCTACGATGAAGAGCCGCCAGAAGTTATTTATACAGAGAATTTGGCAAGACTTATAGATACTGGTGGACACCAGTGGTTTTCCATGACGCCGGTTGAGGGCATGAGTTGGGTGTATGATGCGATTTATCTTAAGGGCAAAGAAGGCGACCCCAACTACCACATCACGGAAATTTCAATGGAAGAAAATCCTTACCTCAATCAGGACGAAGTCTCTAACTTCCTTGAAGGCTTGGATGATAACGAAAGAGAAGCACGAGGACGTGGCCGATTTATCGAAATGGGCGGACTCATCTACAAGAAGTTTGATCCCAGGCCCGGAGGATTACACGTTATTGACCGAGAAGGATTACGATTCCCTCAAAACGTCCCTATCGGAATCTCCTTGGACCACGGGTACAACAACCCCACAGCAGTCCTCTGGCACGCACTGTTGCCCGAAGGAAACATCATAACCTTCCATGAACACTACTTGTCTGGGGAGACGGTAAGTTATCATGCAAGAGAGATTCATGCCTTCAACCGAGCCAACAGGATTGTACCTGCCATTCTTGTCGCAGACCCAAGTATCAAAAACACTGACCCCATTACAGGTACATCTATCCTCCAAGAGTATATCAAATTTGGTATACCTTTCGTCCTTGCAAACAATGATGTTAAAGCAGGCGTCGAGCGCGTGCAGTCCTACCTCAAGCCACGTGCTGGCGGAAAGGCTATGTGGAACGTCACTAAAGATTGCACAAATACTATTAAAGAACTCGGAAGATACAAGTGGTCCACTTACACTTCCAAGAAGTTAAATGCACGTTATAATTTAAAAGAAGAGCCACACAAATTAAATGACCATGCGTGCGACTCATTAAGGTATTTTTTAATGAGTAGGCCAAACCTTGATGATGTATTCTATAATGCTAATGTTCATGAAGACCCTTTAGTATTTTTTGACGGAATGCCTAAAGTTTATGGTGGGGATTTTACAGTTAGAGAACTTAGACAAGATGAGGCACGGCATTATCAACGAAACTCTGAGTATGTCTCGGGAGCAGATGACGATATGCTGGGAGGACTTTATTAATGAGAGAATTTGAGGGAGAGCACATTATTTTTGAGGGTGCTCGTGATAGATATGGACATGGGAGAACTAGTCGAAGAATTTATGGTACGCAAGATGCATATGTGATTGCATGGATTGATGCTTATGGTTCTGTTCCTCAAGGTAAGCAAATCAATCATGCATGTGATCGACCTGATTGTATTAACCCTGAGCATCTTTATGCCGGTACACAATCAGAGAATTTACAAGATGCTGCTAGTGCAGGAACACTTAATACAGTCAAACTCACAGAAGATGATGTTAGAGAAATTAGAAGTTGGTATAAGATTGGAATGAAGCAAACTACTATTGCTGAAGTCTATGGTGTAACACAGGCTAATGTATCTGCTATCGTAACTGGCAAGACGTGGCGCCATGTTAGTTGAGGGCGCGGGGCTGTCGGGTCTTTCATTTCTAAACTGGGTTTGCGGGTTTTTTAAACGGTTTGCTTTGCTCAATTTTTTGTGGTACTCTTTATACGGAAGTAGGTGTATACTGTATGGTACGGTTTAATTCTGCTGGTAGAGTTCAACCGATCGAAGGTATGTATTTAGTACATCCCGGAACTTGTTTTTTGTGTGGTAAGGTGCCTGATAATGGCATGGAGTATTTTGCAAACCTGGGTGTTGAGCTTGAGTATTTCGGGGCTGCTTATCTGTGTCAGGCATGCTGCGCAGAAGTTGCTGATTTCATTGGTTTTACTCAGCCGGAAATCCACGAGACAATTCTGGATATGAACAGAATGCTCGCTGAGAAGAATGTAGAGTTACAGAAGTCTTTGAAGTTTGCCAAGGAGTTGCTCAATGCCCGAATTGATACTGCTGGGTCTGATCAGTCTCACTTCGATGGGTTTGTTAGTGACCTTGTTCTTGAAACTGAATCAGACTCAGATTACCTTGATACAGCATCTAACCGAAGCGAATCAGAGTCTTCTGAATCAAGCCAGGGCTAACGATATTAGTGCTCTGGCTGGTTTAAATACTATGACTGAGCAGCGGCCAGAAGAGGCTTACATTTCTACAGAAGACCGTGAAATGGCTGCATACTACGCTAGTCTTGCTAGTAATACTCAACTAGGTGAAGTCGAGTATGACGAGTCTGATATGAATATGCTTAGGAGTGGCTTATGAGTGTTGATACTACTCAAACGCCCGCTCCAGCAATGCCGGAAATCCTTCAGGCGATTATGCGCCAGAAGGAGGATAAGGCTCTCGTCACTTGGGTTGAAGATCAATTTAAGAAATGCAAACAGGCACGTAACAATATTGAGGATCAGTGGTACCTAAATCTTGCGTTCTATTTTGGCAATCAGTACGTGAAGAAAATGGGTCTGAGTACGATTGCTGGACCAGCAAGATTTTTGACTCCGACAGCCCCGCCGTGGAGAGTTCGGCTAGTAGTGAATCGAGTACGGCCTATCATCCGTACAGAAATCGCTAAACTAACAGCCCAACGCCCCACGGCTTTTGTAGTTCCCGCATCGGGCGAAGAGCAAGATAAGGCAGCAGCAAGGGCTGCCGAACAAATTTGGAACAGTGCCTATCGTGATTTAGGCATCCACAAAATGCTAAGGCGAACGCTCTGGTGGGGAACTATTTGTGGTAATGCATTCTTAAAAGAATATTGGGACCCTTCAGCAGAGAAGGGACGTGGCGGCGTTAAGTTAGAAGTTGTCAGTCCCTTCCATTTGTTTGTCCCAGATCAGACAATTGAAGAGTTAGAAGAGCAACCCTTCATTATTCACAGTACAATTAAAGACATCCATTATGTAGAGCGAACCTATGGTTTTCAAGTAACACCACAGGCATCAGCACAGGAAGAAATCATTAATGTTAACTACCTTAATATCAACACTGAAAGCAATACTACAAAGAAGGATAGTGTTCTCATACACGAAGTCTGGCTCAAACCAGGAGGGCATAAGTTATTCCCTGAAGGTGGGATGCTCACCGTCGTCGGAGGAAAAGTCGTCCAACGTATAGATCAGTTCCCATACCCTCATGGAGAATATCCTTTTGCTAAGTTCGACCATGTACAGACTGGTAAGTTCTACAGTGACAGTGTCGTTACTGACTTAATTCCTTTACAGCGGGAATTAAATAGAACTCGAAGTCAGATCATTGAGGCTAAAAACCTTATGGCTAAGCCTCAATTGATCGCTGCGAAGGGTTCTGTCAATCCGAGAAAAATTACGTCCGAGCCGGGTCAGGTGATTGAATACACCCCCGGTCTGCAACCGCCGACACCCCTCCCTCTGCAAGCACTTCCGGCTTATGTGCTGCAAGAGGTTGATCGGTTAGTGCAGGATATGGACGATGTGTCGGGACAACACGAAATTTCTCGTGGACAGAACCCTTCGCAGGTTACTGCCTATTCTGCACTTTCCTATTTGCAGGAGCAAGATGAGTCTAAACTCGCTGCTTCCGTTGCAAGTGTTGAAGAGTTCATTGAGAAGATCGCACGTCTTTACCTTAAGTATGTTATATATTTTTGGGATCTGCCCAGAACTGTACGTACCGTGGGTAGAGACAAGATGGTGGATGCTGCCGCTTGGAAAGGCAGCGATTTACGAGGAAATGCAGACATCCGCGTAGAGCCAGGGTCCGCAATTCCACTCGGCAAGCAGCAAAAGCAGAGTTTCTTACTGGATCTGTTCAAGTTGGGTGCGATCCCGCCGGAAATGTTGTTCGAGTTGCTTGATATGACGGATGTCCAGGACGCAAATCAGGACTTCATCGTCGATAAGCAACAGGCAACACGAGAAAATATCCTCATTTCTGAGTTCGGTGCTCAAATGCCGCCAGAAATGATGCAGCCGAGCATGGACCCAATGACTGGGGAGCAACTTCCTCCGCAAATCCCACAGATGTTCCTACCTAATTCGTTCGACAACCACGAAGCCCACATCCAATACCACAACATGTTCCGTAAATCACAGGAATTCGATCAAGCGCCTCAGATTGTCAAGCAATTATTTGAGAATCATGTTATGCTTCACCAGTACGCGCTAATGGGCGGCATGGCTCCGGCAGGTGTACAGATGAATGGAGAGCAGGGACCACCAATAGGCGGTCCTGAGCAGCAATCAGGAGCGCCTCCTGAAGAGCAGCAGGCACCCGCGCCGGGTGGAGAAACAGAGGCACAATCCAACACACAACCAGGAGGGCAGGGACAATGACATACGCACTTAACCAGATGGTTGATACCGGCTTTACTGACGCTAGACATGTTGGGGCCACGACTGAAGCCCTTACAGGAAATTACATTGATGAAGCAGGGTTAGATACAGCACTTGCGGGTGCTCCGTTTAGTATTTCGGCTGCTAATCTTGCAAGTATGACAATCAATGATAAGATTTATGCTTTACGGATGGCTTCCGATCCGCTTAGTTTTGGTACTGCTGGCACTACTAGTGGAATGAGTTAATTATGGGTGATGAAGAAGTCGAGAAGACTGACGCAGAGTTAGCGCAGGAAGAGGCTGTTGCTGAGCAGCAGGAAGAATTGGCTGAGGGTGACGATGCCTTAGCCGAGTCTTTCCAAATGGAAGCCGTTAATCTTGGCCTTCAGTTAAAGCAGGTTCGGGATAAGGAAGATGCTCTTATTAGACTAGCAGAAGAATGGCTTGCTGAGCAGGAAACTGATCCAGAGCCACCCCCGGTGGAAGAAATCCCACCGCCGGAAGCAAATGAAGAGGACGACTTACTCAGTTAGGGAAGTTAAGTGGGTGAACAAGACGCGACCGAGGGTCAGCAGATTTCGATCGAAGACCTAGCGGCGCAGATGTTGGGCTTAAATGAAGACGAAGAATACGACAGTGATGATGAAGAGGAAGATGAGCGGCCACAGGTCGGACATCCGGCATGGCAGCAGATTCTCGATCAGATTCCTTCGGAGTATCACGAAGCAGTTATTCCCACATTACAACGGTGGGACTCCGGCGTAAGCCGTCGCTTTCAGCGTATTCATGACGAGTATGCCCCTTATAAAGAGTTAG